CGCTTTTGCCGTGGGTGAAGGAACCGCTTTCATCACTGGCGATGGTGTGAACAAACCCAGGGGTATTGCTGATTATACTCCGGTTGCCAACGCGTCATATGCGTGGGGAAGCACCGGATATATCGCTTCCGGTTCAGCGGGCGCATGGGCAACATCCGATCCGTCAAATGCGCTGTTCAACCTTTATCATGCGTTGAAACCTGCGTATCGGACGAACGCAACATGGCTGATGGCTGACGGTACGCTGAACACAATCAGGCAGTTCCAGGACGGGATGGGAAATTATCTCTGGCGGCCCGGTCTTGCGCTGAACCAGCCGGACACATTGCTCGGGAAGCCGATTGAATCCGATGACAATGTGGCGACTGTCACCACAAACACGCTTTCCGTATTCTTTGCAGACTTCCGCAGGGCATACAGGATTGTTGACCGGACCGGCGTGACTGTTCTGCGCGATCCTTTCTCGGCGAAACCGTATGTGGCTTTCTACACTCGCAAGAGGGTCGGCGGCGACATCAAGAACTTCGAAGCCATCAAGGTTCTGAAGTTCGCCGCAAGTTAATCGTGATGCCGGATGTGAAAGCATCCGGCTCACATAAATACGAATCCTTTATTTTGGAGAAAAGACATGAAAGACCTTCATAATAATATTGATGTGACGCTCGGCATCGCGCCTTATGATCATGGAAGTGGTGACGCGGAAATCCTGACCGAGATCATCGACACGCAGGGATATGAGTCCCTTGAATTCCTGATTGCCACTGGCTCGCTCGCTGATTCAGATGCGACATTCGCTGTTGACATGGAGGATGGTGACAATTCGGCTTTGTCTGATACCGCCGCGGTTGCGGACTCCATGCTTCTCGGAACCGAAGCCCTGGCCGGTTTTACTTTCGCGGAGGACAACCAGATATTCAAGATCGGCTATAACGGTGATAAACGGTATGTGCGGCTTGGCATCACGCCGACCGACAATACCGGTGTTGCGCTTCTGTGCGTGATCGCTCTTCTCGGTAATCCGTCACAGTCACCGACAGCGAATCCGCCTGTCATGCAGTAGAATGGTAAACGATCACGGGGAGGTCTATTGACGGCCTCCCCAATATAGAAAGGGAATGAAAATGAAAGCAAAACATATCCTTATGATAATCGGAGCGATGATTCTTTTGGCTGGTGTTGTATTCGCGGCCCGGACAACTCTGATTGTCTTTGAAACAGGCGGTGATCAGATCACCGTCAGATCGGCCGGTGAGATCGAAGTTGAGTCCGGCGGTATCATTGACATCGAATCCGGCGGAAACCTGAAAATTAACGGTATAAATGTTGCATCAAAACTGCCGGGGGTTCTTAAACTTAAAATCGAATCCGTATTTGCGGCAGCCGATACGGAGGGCATGGTTGGTGGTGAGATATGGTTGGGCGCGACCGGCGACAGTATTTATGTATATCGATCCGATTTCACTATCGGTCATTATTCGGCTGATTAAAGGAGGCAGTTATGTATAAACATATAACACGCCTCTGTATTGTGATGGTGGCAGTAGGGTTGCTCCTGTTGCCGCCCTTACTCAACGCCGAGGTGCGAAGCAGACAGGAACCGGGCGTATCATTCTATGGCCTGTCAACCGACACAAAACCGACATCGACACATCAGGGACGCACCACGATCATCGGTGACAAGTTCTTCGAGATCGACACGGGCATTGAATCTGTATTTGATGGTACGGTGTTTGCAGTGTCGGGTGCGGCATCAATACAGGCAATCGCAAACAGTGTGACTCTAACAGCACCACAGACAACAGTTGCCATGAGTGTGATTGGCTATAATACTGCAGGTTATTTCTTCACCGTTGGCAGTATCAGCACTTCGGTCACAACCATACTATGGGGCAAGGCTGGCGCATCGACGTGGACTGCTATCGAGGCCGATTCAACTGTATACACAACCGACGGAGCGAAAGCCATATATACAAAAGATGCTGCGCTTTTGGATTCTGTTAAGTTCGAATGGGAAAGTGAAATCGGCGCAGGAGCCGAGCTTTCAAAAGTCTACCAATCAAAGGCAAGGGAGTGAGCCATGAAAAGACTAATGCTTTTTCTGATATTGCTCCTTTGCATTCCGCTCCACAGCAGTCAAACCCGGTCGCCATTGAAATTAATAAGCCGCGAATATCAAGCGGCACATTACTTTGGGTGCAGATTGCAAACGCGGCAGGGGCACAAACAATGTCGGCGCTATTCGGCGGACATGAATACAAACAGTGAGGCGGACGATGCAGAAGATGAGATTTAAAATAAACACCGCTCCGACTGTCGAACCAATATCGAAAGCGGAGCTGAAACAGCACATCCGCCTCACATCGGGATCGCTTGCCGATAACATGACGACCGAACAGTCTATCGCTCCGGGCGATCATGTTGTCGCGGCGGCATACACTCTCGTCGGCGCGTCGATCGATGTTCTCGGGTATGATGTGCTTGTCAATCTCAATTCAGGCACGAACGGATCGGGCGGTAAGGTCGATGTCAAGTTGCAGGATTCTGAAGATGAAACGACTTGGACGGATGTCACAAGCGGCGCGTTCACCCAAGTCACCGAAGCGAACGACAACGCTATTCAGGAAAAGGCATACACCGGGCCGAAGCATTATCTCCGGGTGCTTTCGACTGTCGCAACGGCAACCTGTGACTTCGCGGTCGATGTTGTCAAATATGCGATCTACAGCACCGAAGATGACCTGTTGGACACATACATCGTATCTGCCCGCGAACACGTAGAGAATCTATGTGGGCCGCTCGTAACGCAGACATGGGACAGTTATCTCAACGCATGGCCGACTGTTGACTTTATTCTGTTGCCCAAGTTCCGGTTGCAGTCTGTGACCAGTGTTGTGTCAACCGATCCTGATGATGCCGATACGACATTATCAAGCGATGATTACATTGTTGATCTCGTCAGTGATTATGGACGCATCAAGATGAAGTCAGGAAAATCATATACATCCGGCGACCTGAAAGAAATCAATGCGATAAAGGTCACTGCTATTTATGGATATGGTGATGCGGGGACGGACGTTCCGCAGAATCTTCGGCTGGCAATCAAGTTGCTTGCGGCGGAATGGTACGAGAACCGGGAACCTGTAATCATCGGAACCACATCAAGCACACTGCCGTGGACTATCGACGCCATAGTTGCGAACTATCAAGACTTCGGAGGTTTGGGTTGAGGGCTGGCAAACTTATACATCTTATGAGTATACAAGCAGTTACGGAACTTCGGGACTCTTATGGCGGAACAAAGAAAAACTCGACGTGGGCAACGATTGATACTGATTGGTCGTCATTGGATTCTTTGACAGGGCGTGAGTTCTTTGCGTCACAAGAGATACAGGCAGCGGCGACACACACAATCAAGAGACGGTTCATTTCCGGGGTTACGCCGAAGCACCGTATACTGTTCGGTTCTCGAATATTCGACATTCTTTATGCCAACATAGACCAGGAAGATAAAGGGATGCTTACAATGATCGTAAAGGAACTTGTCTGATGGCGCGTGGATCGATAAAAGGTTGGGATGAAACAAAGCGGAATATCAACAAGCTCGCAAGGGCCGCAGGGCATCAAGCCGTTCGCGATGGCGTTTACGGCATTGCCCTCGATGCCGCAGCCGAAATCAGAGCAAGAATAAAGTCCGGCAAAACCGGTAATCTCAAGCGATCAGTCAGGGCGCGGAAGTTCTCAAAGAAAAATGGACAGTTTATCGCATTCACCGCCATTGATCGAAAGATTGCGCCACATGCTCATCTGGTAGAATTCGGCCACCGCACATTATCTGGCAGTCATGTCGCGGCGCATCCTTTTTTCCGTCCGGTAATGCGACGGTATCGCAACGGCAAGTATTTAAAACGAATGGAAAAGGTCATGCAGGGATCGGTACGAAAGGTGCGGCCCGATGGGAATTGGTGAAAGTCTATACGCATACCTGATAACGGTATCAGGGGTTACTGACTTGGTCAATCGGCGAATACATTCGGTTGTCCTGCCGCAGAAATCACCGATGCCAGCAATCACATATCAGCAGTTGATCGCAACGCCGACACATACAATGGGAAGTGATGACGGCCCTGGGCGAGATACATATGATATTAATTGCTGGGCTGACAACTATCCGGATGCGCAAGACTTGGCGGATGTAGTAAGCACGGCATTGAAAGACTTAACTGGCACAATGGGATCACATACTGTGCAAAGAATATTGGAAGAAGATAGAACGGACATACACGATTCAATCACGGAAACATATCATATCGTGTTGGAATATACCATCAATTATAATCCGGCATAAGGGGGCGATGGATAATGGCTAAAACAGTTGCTTTATCACGGAAGGTTCTATACGACGAATTCGATCTGTCAAGCGATCATAATAAAGTATCACTTGTACTTTCGCAAGCCGCGCCCGACAAGACTGTCTATGGTAGCACTTCAATGGCTCGCGCACCGGGACTGAAGTCATTCGAGGTGAACCATCAGGGTTATTATGAGTCCGGTGTTGGCGAGATCGAAACCGTATTCAATGCCAATCTTGGAACTGACGGGACTATTCTGACATTACTGCCGACCGGGACAGAAGGCGAACCGGCGTACAGTTTCCAGGGTGTTACTCTTGATTATCAATGGGGCGGCCAGATCGGTGACATGAATGCCATCAGTGGGAATACAAAGGGCGAAGGCACATTGGTTGTGCGCGGAACACTCATGGTGGCAGGTTCAAAAACAACAAGCGGGAATGGCACGGCTCGTCAACTCGGAGCGGTCAGCGCAACTCAATCATTATATGGAATTATACATTGTCCAGTTCATGCTGCCGCAGGTTCTACGATAACAGTTAAGATTCAATCCGATACAGCAGAGGGATTCCCTTCGCCGACAGATGTCCTGTCGTTCACACAACTTACTGACGTCGGTGTTCAGTGGGCAACACCTATCGCCGGAGCAATAACGGATGAATGGTGGAGAGTTGTTTGGGCAGTGACAGGTAGTCCGGCGGCTACAATATACGTAAATGCAGCAATACTTTAAACGGAGGATAGCAAGATGGCAAAAACTGTATTAACGGATGTGTATGTAAGCATCGATTCGGTTGATCTTAGCGATCATGTGCGAAGCGTTACGCTCCCGCTTTCGGCTGCCGAGATCGAAAAGACATGTATGGGCGAT